CCGTACCAGCCCCTTTGGTTGCCGCTTGATGTATATATGGCGTGCCCAACCAAGAGCGGGCCTCTGCGACAATGCCTTCTCTGCGCTCGCTCACCTGATGCTCCCCCCTTTGTTCGGCTTGTTTTTCTTAGGCACGGCCATCACCCAATCTTCGCCGGGAAGATCAGGAAAACCCTGAAAATTCAGCGTGTTGTTGAACTTCAGACGGCAGGTCTCCATACGCTTGTCGCATCCGGCGGTAAGCTTAACCCTGTCCCCGATGGCAAGCCCGCCACCAATGCTGGACCACAGCGTAATCTCACGGCCAACGTCTATGCGACTGTCCTGCTTTATCGACGCCCACAAACCGTTTGCAGGGCCAGACACCACATCCAACCTGCCGCGTTCGAACCAAGCCTGATCCGCGGTTTCTCCACCAACCAGGCGTAGCAGCGTTCCGCCGTCAAACCCAAGAATTTCGGCTTCTACCGAATACCCCGGTGTATCAGTGTTGAACCGGCATACCCGATCCCCCAACACAGCCGTACAAGGCTTTTGGTAGACCCGCCCCAATGGCCGATTCAGCAAATCAGTCAACCCGCGCAACTCGGCGTGAAACGCACCACCTGCGCGCCGCAATTCGCCGATCGATCCTCGGAACTGCAGCATGCGCTGATCCAGGTTGGCCCAATTGACCAGCCAGGCACGCACCTCGGCCCCGTCAAAACGCCCCGCTTCAATATCTTCATCCCGCACTGAGGCGTCAGAAAGCGCGCCCATGGCCTCGGAATTGTCGATCGACAGACCAGTTGCCTGCTCAATCGCTGCGGCGGTCAGGCCGGTACTGGCCTTGAAGACCAACCCGTCAAATCGCAGTTCCATGTCGTGATCGGTAAACCCGTACTCCTGCCCATCGGTGCGCGTGATCGCCCAACATCGGCACACTGTAGTCAGCCCGCTTTGTAGATGAGCGTGCAAACCCTGCTTATCGCCCGCCATCAAACCCGTACCTCGACCACTGGAACACTTGGTGCATCGCCCGCCTGAAAGCTGGCGACACTGGTCTGGATCTTCTCGGTATCAAAGCGCACCGGCACGTCAAATTCGAACCCGGCCGTGATGTCGACCTCTTCGGGCGGCGGGTCAGCAAATGTGACCGTCCCGGTTGTCAGATCCACTTCAAAGTCGACCCCCTCCCGAACTTCGTCCTGATCCAAACCCAAACGCACCGTTCCCAGCACCGGTTTCACAATCGGGCGGACATAGCTGACCCCGCCCGAGCTATAGGTTTTGACCAGCTGAAACCGGGTCTGCACCCCATCACCGCGCGCGATGACCTGGTCTTCGCCCGTGACCTCGGCGGTCGCCTTGCCGGACTTGAAGTCCGACCAGTCTTTCCAACGAAACCCGAACATCTGACCTTGGCGTGCTTCGAAGAAGGAAATCAGCGTTTCAATGTCATCAAGGGACCGCATTCCCAGACCCGCATCATAGCGCCGCCGCGAATGGGCCCAGGGCGTGTTGCGTTCCTCGAACCCGTTGGCCAAAGTCACGACATCCGTACGCCGTTCCGGACCACCGACCGAGCCAAAACTCAGACTCGCCGGAAACCTTACCTCATGAAAACTCATGACCTGCTCCCTCGTTTATCTATTGCGATTGCCACGGCCGAGCGCCCTGCTCATCTGAGCCGCGATCTGACCTTGCGAGCGCCGGAAACCCTGCACATCCGGTGTGGAGATATTCATCACAACGTTCACTGGCTGCCCGCCGCCCGCGCTTCGCACGCCCAGTTTTCCGTCCGGCCCGCGTGCAAGCGGCATGATCGCCTCAGGCCCGGCCTCGCCCATCAAACCGGTTCCGCCACGCATCGGGAACGTCGTTGGTCCGTTGACCACACCACCATTGGCAAATGGCATCACCCGACCCTGGCTAAAGCTGCCGCCATCCGCGAAAGGCAACAGCCCTTGCACCAGCCCACCAATGCCACCCGCCAGCATACCGCCGAAGTGGTCCGTCACCGGTTTAATCGCCGCCGAATAAGCGGTGCGGATCATCGAATTCTTCAGTAAATCCAACGCATCCGACAAGTTCATCCCATCCAGCACCACGCCATCAAAAGCCTTGCGCAACCCACCAGACATGCCGCGCTCCAGCGTGGCGACATCCTTGCCGGTTTCCTCAAAAGCGGCACTGATCCGCCTCATCTGTCCATCAAAAGCCGCTGCCATTGATGCAGCATCGCCCAGCGAGTCACCCAGTGCCTCGCCCCGTTCCTGCAAGTCGTCAAAGCCGTCACGATCCGTCATCACGCTCTCCTTGTGTCTTGTCCGGATAGGCCACCAGCAAGGCATCCAGACCAGCCTTGTTCATCGCCGGCAAACCTCCGCCGTGACCCAGCATCAGCCGCAACTCAGCCGGCGTCAGGCGCCAGAATTGATCCGGCGGCAGCCTTAGGCCGACCAGCCCGGCCCTCATCAGGACGTGCCAGTCCAACCCGTTCATGCGTCACCCGGAACCATGAACGCCCGCGCCAGCAACTCGGCCGCTGCACGTGCGCCAGCCATCGGCCCGCCTTCAATTTCAGCACGCAACAGATCGTCCCGGCGCACATTCGCACCGCCCCCCCGCAGCCCGGCTACGATCAACGCCAGAACATCGCTACTGGTGTACACCCCGCCTTCGAAACGCTGTACCAGATCCACCAGCGACACTGTTTCCAGCTCTTGCTCCAATTCCGCCAATGCACCCAATGTCAGTTTGAGCAGCCGCCGCTCCCCATCGATGGTCAGTGCCACCTCTCCCGTCCATGGATTTGCCATCAGGGTTACAGCGCTGTGAAGGTCAAAGCACCAGCACTCGCCATGCTTATCTCATAGGTGGCCTCGCCATTGTGTGATCCCGCATACTCAATGCCGGTCACCTGAAACGGCCCCTCGACAATGCCAAAATCGGGGATGATCACCTGA